CAGTAAATCTTAAAGTATAAAGCAACACTCTTCTAGATTCAAAATCACCTTCATAGTCATCCTGCATAGTTACATTTTCCAAGATAACAGGAATATCTCTTTTCTCCTTTATAGATTCTACTAACTCTACAGTAAGATTATATGCTGGTTGAAAATATGGAAGTATTTGTTCTGTAATTTGTAATGCATCATCATTTAACTTACACATGATTGCAAGTTCAAATTGCATATTATAAGGAACAGGCATAAATGCTTTTCTAGAATCCTTTCCATCAGTTGGATTCTTAACTGTAAATGTTTGAGTTGTGGTTACTTTTCTTGAAGGATCGTAAGTTAAACCAGTAAACTCAAAGGACATTCTTGGCAAAGTTATTGCCGTGCTCTTATTAAGATCTGGAGTTTGCTCTAATCTTGCTAAGAACTTTTGAGTTGGTCCATAAGCTAACGGAACTCTGATTGTCGAATTGGTTTGTTTAACAGAAATTCCATTAAACAACGTACCAAACGCAATGATTGTCCTCCTTAGAATTTCGTTATAAAAATATTCAAACATTGTTATAGACCTGACGTATTATTTAGGGAATACCGAATGGGTTCTGTTCAGTAAAGTCTAAAATCTTATCTGCTTCTGTTTCTATATTAAAATTATCTGCATATCCGTCATCAGTTGGTTCCTCATCTACAACCCTCAATGCATGAGATGCAAGAGATGTTTGTCCAATTATCTTCTCACCTAAAGCGAAAGTGCCATTAATAGAAGCAACTTCTAATATATTTGTAGAAGAGTTCCAAGATCTAACTCTACCAGTTGCATCACTCGTATCTCCTTTAACCTGTTCATTGAATATGTAATCACCTGTAGAATCCATTGATGGATCAGATATTGCTATACTTGGTATAGTTGTATATCCTGCACCAGCATTAGTAATGTTAATTGATGTAATTGTTCCACCTGCACTTATGATTGCGACAGCAGTTGCGGTTGTGCCAACTCCTGCTGGACCAGAGAATACTACAGTTGGTGCTGTAGTGAACCCAGAACCTGCTGCAGTAAGTGTAACGACTCCAACAGTGCCATTACCAATATATGCTGTTCCAGCAGCACCTGTGCCGCCTCCACCGCTTACTTGAACAAGAGGTGCAACAGTATATCCAGAACCTGGATTTACCAAGTCTATATTTTGAACTGATCTTGCTTTTGCATTGACATTCTTATTACATGCAACAATACCACCTATCATTCTAACAGTTGCAATACCAGTAACTCCACCACTTGGTGCTGATGAAAATCCAACTGTGGGACTATTAATATATCCACCACCTCTATTGGTTATATCAACAAATCTAATAGCACCAGAAGCGATTATACTGGTCTCTGCGGCTGCTGTTATACCAACACCTACCAATGTAAATGTTTGAGTAGGACCGAGTATCGTTGGGATACCATCTTCAGTATCTCCATCCAAATTATCTCCAACTAATTCATTATCAATCTCATCAACACCTGTATCGATGATTTCATCTTCGTAACGGAAGAGTTCACATCTTAATTCATATATGTAATTCTTTTGTAGTTGATAGAATGGTTTTTCAAATTCTACAAATTTAATTTCAAACAATCTATCACCCAGTGGGAAATATATTAAATCTCCTTCTTTTGGTCTGGTTGTTAGTTTTACATCTGCCTCATTCTTCATCAAAGGAGAGATGTAATTCTCAAATCTTTCTCTAGAAATTGATATTGTTATCTCGTTGGTTTGCTGTATACCAAACTTAGACATCAAAACAGGATCGTTTCCATATCCATCAAAGGTATCAACATATGCTTCAATAGGATATGCATCATCAAATTTAGATGAAACTACTTCTCTAATTACTTTATTTTCAGTTACATATTTTCTAGGAAGATAATGAACCTCGATACCATACATCCTCAACTGTTCGTTGATTAAATCTTGAACTAGATTTTGCTCTGAACGAGCACCTTGTTGAAAATATGGATTAAGTACCATGTGCTTAACCTATAAAATCGAGTGGTGGAATTTCGTAAGTGTTGGACATTCTCTCTCTTATTCTATCTAAATCTTTCTCTGCATCATCATATATTTGCCTTCCATTTAATTCAACTCCGCCAGGTAATTTAACACCTTGAAACTTCATTAAATTTTGTCCCCATTGTCTTTTAAGAAGAGCAGTTGTATATGGTTTAAGAAAGGAATCATTCCATACTTTAGCATAATCATTAGGATCTAATAATCTAAAACAATCTAGAATTATAAAATCACCCACACTTACACTTCCCCAATCAATATCCAAATATAATCTATCTTGTCTCTGATTAAACCTTATTTGTTTTTCAGTAGTAAGTAAGAAATCTATATCCTCAAGATATCTTTTTACCATCGCATATGATAATATTTCTTGTCCACCACCATAGAAAAAACTAATATCATTTAAAAATAACTGATATTTAACACTGAACATGTTATTAGTAACAGTGTTAGAACCATCAAAATGAAATATTTTTGTTACTCCAATAACTTCTGGGGGAACTTGAAGATAATTAGTATTCTCATAAAAATTAAATGTCGTTGTACCCATACCAGGAATGGTAGCAGTAGCAGTTGAAGTTGTTATACCAAGTCTATTATCAGACCCTTCTTCAATAGATGCTTGTCCTCTATCAATATCATCCTGAGTTAATTGATATTTTAGGTAAGTTTGAGTAACACCATCAAAATGTCTCTCATTAAAAAATTGAATAGCATCATCAACGATGTCTTCTACTTGCTCATCTGCAACATTAATCTCCAGCACTGGAGCACCTAATTGCCTTTTGCAATAATCTATAAATTCTTGTCTGCTTGATGGTTGTGCCATTTAGACTAGTACTCCTTCAATATATTTATGGTGTGGAAGAAATGCCACTAAAAACTTGAATGTTTCCATTTATAATATTGAAAACAGTTTGTCCTATACCAGAACTTATCAAAACATTATACAAATATCTACCCTCTGGTATGGGTTGAGTATTAGTAGCGGAAAGTGCTAGTGTAATTTTACCCGTATCTATTCCTGCCGTAAAGGTTGCTGTAGGAACAGTTGTTGCAGCAACACCTGCACTTTTTTGCAACTGTGCAGATGCAGACCATGCAGTAGTAAATCCATACGCAGTATTACCAGTATCCACTACAGTAAATGTAGCATCAAAATTTGAACCACCGTAAATGGTTAAATTAGATGATACAGGAACACCCGCAGTGGGATCAAATGTAATTTTTTTAGTTGCCATTTACTAACTCTTTAAGTAAGGATTTGATTTCATTCATTTCATCTTTTAATCTAGCAAGATCTTCTTCCATGTTCATAGTTTTCACTTTTTTTTCATTTTTAATTTTACGTCTTGCTACATATTTTTCATAATCTAAACTATTTACATTAATTATAGATCCCGTTTCAGGATCTCTTACCAAATCACTATGGTCTTTCACACGTTCGTAATTCATTTTAAGCAAGTGCAAGTACTCTTAGATTTCTAACTCTAGGAGCGTGACATTGATTAGTTGATGTTAATATAAGTTTAATTCTATAAGATTTGAATGATGGTAGATTATCAGAAGTAAAAGTATACTCTTTATAATCATTAAAATTATCATATCCTATAGAGTTGCTCTTAAGAACTAATGAATCAGATAATCCATCGCTATTTTTATTAGAAATAATTTGACCATTAGCATTTAAATTTTTATATCCAGGAAATGCTGTAAATATAGGTTCAAAATCATTTGAGTCACTAATAGCATAGAAAGCTCTTATTTCTGCATCTGTATTAACATGACCATCGAGTATTATTTTGATGGATGTTGCTGGATTTTCCAAATCAATTTCTTTAGAAATATATTGACAACCAGTTGGGTCATCTACAAAACTTCTAACTTCTGGACTAATTTTATAATCAGAAATTACATTATTAATTCTGTTTGAAGTTAAAATTATGCTAGATCTTTGCCCATCAACTACAGGACTAATTCTGCTATCAGTAGTTCCTAAAGTTAATCTCATATTTAGAGATTTATTACCAGGAATGTTACTCAATTTAGCATCTTCATTAATTTTTGAAGCTACTATTCTAGAAGATTCTAGATAATTTATTTGATTTAAAGTAACTGACTCAAATCCTGCATCAATATATGGAATTTCATTTCCACTTAAACTCTTACCTGTGATAGTTCTAACTTCTGTAGATAAAGAAGTTCCACTAATAGTCATATTATGAATTAATGGTGTTATAACCTCAAAAGGCATGTTTTGAGTTGCCCTTATATTAGATCCACCAGTTGATTTTGTTTCTCCAATGAACAATTGTGGGAATCCAACATCATTATTTCTGGCATCATTTTGTCCATTATATGTTTCAGACATATCTAATTTAATACAATAATAATCAAATGTTATTGGACTCTTCTTGGTTGTATCAGATAATTCATGAACTTTATTAATCCTCTTCAAGTTAACTCCTGACAATTCATATTTGTAAACAGGAGTACCTATAGGATAAGTTTTAGATTTACTATTATCCCTAATAATATTTCCACCTATGAGATTACCATCGACATTTGTATATTCAATAATTTCATCTTCTATACGAAGACATCCAACATTAGTTGTTCCCACACCGACATTTTCAAATGTTCCAAATTCTGAAGCATTGTCAACGGATATTGATCCAGTAGAATTTATATCATATGCAGCACTTAGTTTGGTTGGTTTAATATCTGATTCAACATTAAATAACTCAACTTTATTGTCATTAAAGTACATTCCATGATTTTTATGATTTACTTTGATATGTAAACCATCAGTATCAGTGACTATAGAAGAAATTTGAACATCTCCTCCATTTTCAAAATTAACTTCTGAGGTTATTCCCGCATTACTACTATAAGTTATAGTATTTGCTGCTCCAATAACAAAGTTACCTTGTACTTGATTAACAATTAATTCTGATGTAGCACCTATGGATGTAATAGTGAGTCTAGCATCTCTACCAACTGTTGTTGATCCCAGAGTATTAAATCCTACAACATCACCAACTTGATATCCAGAACCACCACTAGTAATAGTTGCTCCAGATGAAATAATAGAACCATTTTGAACTGTTATGGATGCAGTTGCTCCTCTTCCATTACCAGTAATAGAAACTAGATTAACTCCATTATATGTTGTCTGTCCAGATTGTGGAGTGTATCCTATACCAGCATTAGTAATTGTTAAATTAGGTCCAGCAGCTGTTCCTGCAGTTCCAACCAAATTTCCAGATGCTAAAGTTCCCATCTGATTGATAGTATTACCAATTTTTAATCCACTATCAAATACTGTAGTACCTACACCAACACGAATTTGTTTGGACTCAATACTTAGAGAATTTGGTAATAATACTGGAATCTGATCATTACCTTCTGATAACTCTGGATTATAAAATTCCACAGTTCCAGTTTCAATAAAATCTGCTCTATAAAGAGTGAATTTCAAATCTTCCCACTGACTTGGTTCCCAAGTTGATGCATTTTGAGATTTGAATAATGATCCTAGATATGGTTGCTGAGAAACAACAGATTGTGATATCAAATCAACCTCACCTGTTCTGCAAATGTAAACTTGATATTTGGTTGAATTTGACAATAAACATATTGCATACTCCTTTCCAGCCTCACAATATACAGGTGCTTTAAATTGTACTGTTGTTGCAATCGAACCATCACCTGAAATATTGATGTCTGATGGATCTAATACTATTTCAGATAAAGGCAACACTTTTTGAGATGGAGTACCATTCTGCATAGCTCTCAATTGAATAGTTACAGGAATCTCCATATCATCTTTACTTCTAAAGAAGATATCACATTTTGTGAGGAAAATACCTGTTTCATCAGCAACCAAGAATGATTGTGCTAAAGGATCAACCCATCGAATTGTTCTTTCTCTGGTTCTCTGTCCAGCAATTGTTTCAGATATTACTTCTGAACCAATTGTTCTAGACGATTCTCTACTCCGAGTTTGTTGTTGCTGTTCAATCCTTGCATTCCTGACAGAAATAATTTCTTCCTGAACCGTTTGAATAGCTCCTGAAGCAGTATAATCTTCTTCAGATGATGTTTGTGCTCTATCTTGATTATTATCTTTATCACTAGTTAGTTTGAATAAACTAGATCCTGTTTCAAATCTTGGGAAATTATCTCCATTTGGATTTGGTATGAAGAAACTTCCTGCACAGAAAGCAGACAAATCAGAAATTAATCTCAAATTAGTAATTGTTGCCTCGGCACCGCTAGTAGTTCCTTTTAAAGTCATACCAGATTCTACATAACCAAAGAAATCGCCTCTTGCTTCATTTGATAATGAAAATACATCTACATTTAATAATGTGGAATTAGATGTATATGTTGGTGATATTGGTTGTTGATTGTATGGACTACTAGAATATGTTTTAGAGGGAAGATTGTATTGTCCTTCTTTGTGGTTTGCTTGAGCAACTCTAAATTTAATTCCTGGTTTGAAATTAGCAAATTCAGGAGAACCAAGTCCAGAAGCAATTGTACTTCCAACAACAGTTTCTCCAACTTGGAAAGTTCCAGAATTCATACTAATTTCTAGTAATTTTGGAATACAGAATCTAGTTACTTCTTCTCCATCAAAGAATGCATAAAGTCTTGTAACTGGTTTTAATCGTTTAGAAACAAATTGAATGTTTCTAGATCTCATAAAGGGAATGATTTCCCTGTTAACAACTCTATCACCTTGAGATTCTGTGAAAGATTCTGGTACAACTAACGTTCTAATACCTGATCTAGTTTCTCTAGTTATTTGCTCTGTATTTCTAATAGTTTGACGTATTTGATTTGAAGTAACTCGAACAAAAACTCTTCTACCACTTCGCATTTCGCCACTTGTGGATTGATTTCGCTCAAGTAGTCTTGATGTAATTGAATTATCAGTTCCAGTCCAACTTGTTTGCCAAGAACCCCAAGCAGTTGGAGCAAATCCAGTTTGTGGATTAACACCAAATTGCCTTGATGCTCTTGCCATAGTTTCTGCAAAATTACCTCTTTCACCTATTACTCTTGCTTGTAATCTAACAGTATTGAGCCAAGTATCAGTAGATGGAGTTAATTCTACAGTTCCTTGCCAGAAGGAGATAATAAACGGTGTTACACTTTCTGATCTAGTTGCAAATGATTGTTTAACATATTCAACGTCAGCATAATCTAAAGTTACAATGTCATTATCTTTTCTAACATTTATCCCTTCTATAGAGTTGAAATTAAAATCAGTATTAGGATCGGTATCAACAACAGGTCCAAATATTAAATCTACAGAATTTGTGTAATGTTTTGGTCTTAACTCTTTAGCAACTCTATCAATACTATTTTTAATTTCAAATGAATCTTCTTGTTTTAAGAAATTACTAAAGTTATCAACAAAGAAACCTGATTTAAATCTATTAATTCCTTCAGAATCAGGTACAAATAAGTTTGCTGTATTTGATTCTAATAGAGTTAGTGCGGTGTAATATTCTAAATTTTTAATCCTACTTTCAAGATTTTTAATGTCAACCATTCTAAATCTTTTATATTCATGAAATTTTATGTCAATATCATCAACATTTAAAAGATATGGAGGTAGAGAAGAAGTGCCTAGTTCTATGGCATTATCAACACCTAATGGTGCTTCGGGTCTTTCTGCAGGTTCTCCATATTTAACTTGGAATTTTCCATCTTTATCTAAGAAAATTCTATCAATTCTACCAAGATAATTTGAAAATGTTGTAATTATATTTTCATCTGATGCCAATATAGAAGATGCAGTTTGTCCTGCTGAATTAAAAGTTCTTCCCAAAAACTCCAAAGGAGATCTTGAATTGGATGTTACTGTATATTCGGAAACTCTTGGTCTAATATCAATAATATCCGCATTAGAAATACCATCAAGTGATTGTATCTCTCTAGCATAATCAAAGGAATTGTATGAATTTATTGTTGTAATATCACCATCATCTGTAGAACTGTAAAATGTATTTTCAAAATAAATTTTTAATTTTTTATTTGGTGCATCAGCATCAATGTTTCTTTCAATAGTTCCGTAATCGTAAATAGTTTTTTCTTGACCATTTTTAAAAGTATAACTTGAGTGTAAATCAAAACTTTCTGATTTTAATTCTGTAATTACACCTTGAGTATTTGATTCATTAAATACAACAGTTTCTCCTTCATTGAAAGTTAAATCATTTTTGTATATGTATGTTATTTGAGAATCAGTAACACGTTCTGCATAACAAGCTATCGCACCACTGCTTTGACCTGTAATATATTCACCAACTATAAATTCTTGAGAAGTTGTAGATGCACTACTAATATCACTCAAAGTCATCTTTGGTGCTGTTGCATTGTTACCATCTGCAGATTCAAATACACCAACAACATTAATAATATCAGGGAAGTTTAATGATATAACTTCATCTTGAACTCTTGTACCAAAAGGAAAATTACCAAATTCTAAACCATCATTTAATGTTGTAGATCCAATACCAGATGCTGGATTTTTGGATTTATCAACAATGATACTATTAATTCTATTTCTTATTTTTTCCTTTGCTTTTGGATTTAGTTTAGTTAAAGTGGTAACTAACTGTGCATTGAGATCATTAGCACCTAAATTAAATATTTGCAGTGTTTTTCCGTCAGTACTAATACTAAATTGATCTCCTGATAAAGGTTCAGTGCTTCCATCTGATCTTACTAAAGAATATCTTTCCTCATCAAAAGGTAAAAATACTTCACTAGAACCTGCTGAAACAACAGACGAAAGTTGATTGCTTGCTATATTTACCGTAAATGGTTTTCTTATTGTTAAAGAAGCATTTGTCAAATCTACATTTGAAATATAATCTTTTGGTAATTTTGTATATAAAGTATTATCAGAAGAAGCATCTAATTTAGTAGTTAATATTTTAAAGTCAGTTACTTCTCTATCTGCAACAGGTAAATTACCATTTACTAATCCATCAACATCAGCAACATTTGAAATGCCAATAGTGTTTGTTCCGACAATAGTTACCCTAGCAAAAGTTGGATCATTTGATTGTGAAGGATTACTAAATTGAACCAAATCGTTAACTTTTACAATAGTTCCTGGAAAAGATTGGTTAGGACTTGTTACTGTGCTCAATCCACCAGAAGCAGCACTAATAGTTGCTATACCTATATTTGCAAAGGTTGATTGAACTACATCTGCATTAAATGTTTTTGCTGTTCCTACAATTCCATCATCTGTTGCAAATATAGATTTAACATCTGAAATGCTATGTGCTGTAATTGCAATAGCAGTTCTGCCATTATCAATACCATTAAATATCAAAGATTCATTTTCTAAAAATTCACCTTCTGTTTCGTATAATGTTAATCCAGCACCTACCTGAACAGCATCTTTCAAAAATGCTGTAGCACCACTATTAGCACCTTTAATAAATGTTGGTGTTGTTAAATTAGTAACTGGTTGATTTAAAGTAATCTTTGTTACAGTTCTTACATCATATAATGAAATACCCCATTTATTTAAATTAGATATACTATCATATGAACCAGATTCCAATCTGTAATCATATACTCTTGCCAATCCAACTTCTTCACCTGGAACTATTGTTTGATCTGCTCCACCTCTTTGATTTCTTAAACTAACCACATAGGTATTTCCTATACCAATTACAGGTGCTCCAAAAGTTCTATTTAATTTTAATGTTGAACCAGTATTATATTGAATTGATTGATTTTCTAATGTTTGTACTGTTCTTGTTTTAGGGCAATCTAAAAATATTGGCGAGGTAGTTTCTACTTCATATCCACGAATATATGCTTTACCAGCAGATACTTTATAAGTTGCTAAATTTTCTGATGGAGTAGTTCCACTATATGTTGTTTGTCCAGAATTAAATATTCCTCTATTACCAAGATTATCATTCAAAGATTCTTTTAAAACAATATTAAAAGGACTTATGGTATAATCTCCCGACTCATCATAAGTTCTACGTGCTAATTCATCATTTAATTGCTGATAAGTTGATGTCCTTACTTTATTTTTAAGTTCTCCGTCAACAACTTCTGCCTCTTCTACAAAAGAATTATCATCTAAATCATCTAGTGGTTTTTTAAATAAACTTAAAGTTACTTTAAATCTATCAGCACCAGGTGCTGAAAAATTATTAAATCCTTGAGAGTTATCTGTTAAAGTTTCATCAATATCAGAATTTATTATTTCTTCATTTACTGCTAAACCAACTCTGTAATTAGAAAGATTGGTATATTGATCTAATATTAAAGTTTCTTTTTCTACCTTTACAAATTGTCCTCTTACGAAATATACACCTTCTTGAATACTAAATGATGACCCTGTTGCAGCTGCGTTGCTATCAATCGTTGTTGCAAAAGGAGCTCCTGCAGCAATAGAACTATTTCCCAATAGTCCTGAATTGATTGTCACATTTGTTGTTAAATCTTCGCCATCTGAAAAAGTTAAAGTTTCATTATTTGCAGTATTAGAACCAATATAAGAGATATAAAGAGTTAAATTATTCCTTTCTGAATCTTCTGCTAATAAAATCTTATCAACAACTGCAGTAACTCCTGATGTAGAACCTTTAATTTGAACACCAACTAATTGATCAACATATGCAGCTACAGGAACTCCTTGAAAAGTATTATTTAATTGAACACAATAATATTCTTTGTTATATGAAGTATTACCAGGAATTACTTTTGAACCTTCTTTAAAAAAATGCTGCCCAAACTTTTCTACTTGGTTTTGTAGAATTGACTGTAAATTGTTTAATTCTCTTGCCTGTACTGGAACACCAGGTTTAAACAGCACCTTATGATAACCACTATCATCAGAATAGTCGTCAAAATATGGCGAGACGTTTAAATTCGTTTGTTGTGGCATGATTTTTTAGAACTGCAAAATAACTTTGATATCTTCTTTTTGGTTTGATGATCTAGTAATCGAAGGTCGATTATCGACATAAATTATATTTCCAGAATACTTTTTAGATTCAGGATTAGCAATACCATTAGTAAAGGACTGACCAAGGTAATAGGTCTTATTATTTATTACGGTAGATATACCTGTAAACGAAGTATCTATCGCTAAATTAGAACCTGATGATGGGACAATTGTTAATGTACCAGTTCCTGAAGGAGTACTAGTAAATTGATTTAAATTATATCCATACAATGGATTTGTTAATGCAACACCTACTGTATTAAAACCTGCAAGTGTTCTATCTTGCTGGAATTTTAATACTCCAGTAAGTTGATCATAATTAACAATTTTACCTGCTGCAGTTGTGCCTGTAGCAATTGTTTGTGTAAAAGTTGCATCTGGGGTAAATATCGCACTACTGTATCCAATACCAGTTAATTTTAATGCTGAAACTGCACTAACCCTATTGGCAGATAACAAAGTATTTGATGCAAATTGTTGAGGATTTTCAACAACACCAATTCTTGCAACCTGATTTCCTGTTATAAAATCTGGATTTTCATTGTCATTTTCAATTCTAGAATATAGTAAAACATTGAATGCACCCAATTCCTCGTATATATCAGAACCATGTCCCCCTTGAGGTGAAATAATAACATTAAAAGTTGGTATATCAGTTCCTGTTGGTATTCCACCTGCTGACAAATCAACATTTCCAAAAGTATATCCAGAACCTTGACTTGATACAGTAACAGAATCAACTGTTTGGTCATTTGTCATAACAACTGTACATTCTGCTCCTGTTCCATCTCCTCTGATTGGAACTCTAGTATAAACTGCACCAGCTGTTCCAAGACCAGCTCCACGTCCTGTAATTGTAACTATTTTAATAGAACCATCCACTGCATTATCTCTAACCGCAGCATTATCAGCACCAGTTTCCCAATCAATAGGAACTGGTATGAAGTCTGTTGATTCAAACTTAATAATTTCACTTGGTTTTATAGTATACAAATACTTCCAAATATATCCATCCCCACTATTACCTGCTGCCTTTGGTTCTAAATCAGTAAAAGTAGGTTCATCTAATGAAGGTCTACCATTAGGATTTTCAGGATCAGTTCCATTCTGCAAACACTCATAAACTCTAAAATCGCTATTTAGAACATAATATGCAGCAGAATATAAATTAGTTGCACCTGATACTTTAGCAGTATTTGATCTACTATAATCACTACGATACATGTCGTAAGTTGTACCTGATGTCCAATCTCTTTTTTGAACAACTTGCCTTACATCAGAAGAATTAATTTTCTTCAATGCAATCATACTATCCCAATAGTAATTCTCTTCATTAAAATTATCTTTTGGCGAAGGCGGGTTTGTGTCCCAATCAGATTGTAAAGCAGTCGGATCAGGTAATCCAATGAAAGAATAATATGTATTTGCAGATGAACTTACACCAGCAATAAAATTCTTTGCATTTAATATTCTAATCTTATCAGTTATGATTGCAGCCATTTTTGGAACTTTTTATTTATTTATTAAAGGTTTATGAAGTCTTAGTCACAAGACTATTTACCCGTGGGTATTTTACACCATTAGAGGATGAAACTCTGTTTCCATGATTTTCATGTGGAAACGCAGTTCCACTTTGAGGTCTTTTAAACACATAAGATACATATCGATTATTACCATCACCAAAACTTGTATAAGGACTTTGTGTTGGAGGATTCTCACTAGTAGTTGCAATTTGTGCTTTAGCACCCTCAATCAAATATTGAAGTGCATCTGCTTGCCTCATGTTGGGATATTGTTCAGCAGCACATGCTAAAAGTCCACATACTTGAGGTGTTGCCATACTAGTACCACTAGCAGACGCATTATAATAATTAGAATCTCTTGAATCTGCTACCTGATTACCATAACCAGAAGAGGTATTTTTCACGGATGACATAATATTACGACCAGGTGCATATACATCAACTCTTTCTTCAAAATTACTAAAAACTGCTTTAGTTTCTGATACTGTTGCTGCTGTTGCACCAACGTTTATCATATTAGTTGTAGTGCCTGGTGTTCCTCCTCTAATTGGATAGTATGTTACTCCACTAACAGTTACACTATTATTATAGTCTTCACCACCATTAACATCAGTTGGCATATAATCATTTCCAGCAGCAGAACAAAAGATCACACCATCATTCATAGCATCTATTATATCTGCGTCAACAGATGCTACAACTTTATTAAAATTAGGAATAGTGGAACTACCTGGAACAGGAATTCTTTTCGATTGTAATGTAGTTTTCTTTTGTGAATCAGTTTGACCACTAAGGTTTGTTGAATACTCGGTTCTATACTTTACTGCATTAACTGCTGATAGATTTGGTTCATCACTAAACTCTACAAAACTCCAACTATTATTAACAATTGTTGGATTCCTTCTACCAGTTGCAGCATTTATTGGTTTATTATTATGAAAATGTCGAATATATTCAAACATAATATTATACCAAAATAAACCACTTATACCATTACCACCACCAGCATCCGATGCAAATGACATATTGTAAATATTAGCATCTCTTGCCCAACCTTGAGTATTTCCTGCAACTGTACCTGCTACATGAGTTCCGTGACTACTGTTACCACCAGTATAAACATATGTTGCTGCAGTATTACCACTGTAACCTAGAGTGGCACTATATTGAAACCAATTAAATTCAACTGCTCTATTACTTCCAGTTCCATTTGGATTTGCTTTAAACTCTGGATGACCAAAATTGATATGACTATCAACAATTATCACATCTACATTTTTACCAGAACTTGTTGTATTAACTTGTTCGGTGTAGTCACTTGATCCATTAGTTCCCCAGTTTGCAGTTGCTTGTCCATTAATTAATCTTTTAATACCCCAATTTTTATCACTAGCATCGTCGGGACTCTTATCCCAAGAAGCTTGTTGAGAAGATGACCATAACTCTTTAGTATTCAATGCAACATTTTCTTCACATGCTAAAACTCTAGAATCATTCAATAATTCAGTTGCTTCAGCATCAGATAAAGTAAAAATTGTATTTCTACTTTGAGGTCTCATCAAATCACATGTACATGCCCTACTAGGAACAGAACCACTTCCACTAGAAGCAGTCATTTCATTACAAAAAGATGTTTTATCAGAAAAATTATTAAGGGTGACTGTATACTCTTTCATTTTATGCCTCCGCTTGTATTACATCCATTGTAACTTGAATAGCCCGTGCTTGACTATCCTTGTTGGTCACTTTAGCAAGTATAGCGGTTGTTCCGCTTCCATTCCAACCAAAAACGCCAGGTGACATCAAGAATACAGTTGATCCAGCAGTAGATGTTAAAACTTCTGCAATTACACCTGCACCTGGTAATGGATCTGTCCCCTCTGTTCTACTAGCATCAGAAGTTCTAGATGCAGCATCAACATAAAGTCTAACCCAAGCAGGATGATTAACTGATACTTTAAGTAAATGATATGCTTTATATCCAGTTATTGATAAATCTCCAGAAGCAGCAGCATTAAGACTAGCAGTAGTTGCTGATACTGTTGTTCTAGATGCTAATGATCCACCACCACCAGCAATAGTAATTGTTTTTACTGCACCAGTTCCACTTGCTACAACACCAGATCCAACAAAATTAAGAGTTGTGCCACTAGTTGATAATGATGAACCTTCATCCTGAACTATTATTCCAGAACCACCTGTACCATTAGATGCTGAAGTTAT